CCCAAAACTTTTTCTGTTCTTTAGTTTCGGCCATAGCTTCTATATCATCTTTGCTTATCATACCCACTGCTCATTTTCACCCAAAACTTTAAAGCATTCATAAAGATAATCAGATGAGTAGAATGCTCCTAGATCAAGATTCATATCCGCATCAACAAAGTTCCAGTTCATTGAACCATTAGCGTTCCAGTTCTCTGAATTGCCACAAGCTTTATTAAACGACTCGATTACGTCGTTTTTGATCATTGCGCCATTTGGTAGTAACATAGTATTCTCCTCATTTGATATATACACTATACACTGTTTAAAAGATAATGTACATAAAAAAATGCGGTTTTTTGAAAAATAGTTTACAATGAAAACAATGACGTACATATGCGGTCCAAAATGGGATCAAAGGGTTGTAGAAATAAATCCTAAAGGTCGTTGTGCTATTATTATGAGTGGAGGCATAGATAGTTTCGTATTGTTTAATTTATTAAATCTAGTATCTGATGTAGATGTTTTTAATGTTAATAGACAAGACGGCTTTGATAACTATAAAAGAGTAGAACGACTAACCGGTAAAAAAGTAAATATAGTTAACGAGCTGACAACAGATTCTGCTACAAGAATAGAGCATTCTATCTATCAAATAATTGAAGAATACGACTATGACGAGATATATGCTGGAACAAATCATACTCCACCTTTAGCATACTTTCCTGAATTTGATACGCCAGATAGACCAAAAAGGCCATGGTATATAGACCATGAAAAATATAAACTAAGACTTCCTTTTCTACATCTATATAAGTATCATATAATCGATCTAGCTCGACAGGAAAAAATAGATTTGTCAGATACAATGAGTTGTATTGCATCTACAGAGAAAGAGTGTGGAAAATGCTGGCAATGCATGGAAAAGAAATGGGGTTATGAATTACTATATAACAGGAACCAGGCGAGGTCTGGGTAAAGCGCTTGCTTGGAAATACGGCAATATCGGTTCACTAGATCATTGCGATGTGTTTATTAACTGTAAGCACGATGGATTCAATCAAGTAGATCTTCTATATAAAGCTGCAGCTATGGATAAAAGAATTATAAACATAGGATCTAATTCACCTGATCAAAGCAAATACGAACCACACATATATCAAGTGCAAAAAGCTGCTCTCGACAAAGCTAACGAACAATTATTTTATCAAGGAGTTGCAACTACAATTGTACGATTTGGATATTTTGATAGTCCAAGAGTAGAATTAGTAAAAGATAAAAAAATGAGTATAGAATACTGTTGTGAAGTAATTGATTGGATTTTACAACAACCTCACAGAGTGAAAGATATAACAGTATGTCCGTGAACATAGATTTAATTTTAGATGAGATAAAGTCTTTACCGAAATATAAAGAACAATTATCTTTGCAAATAACAGATCAAGGTACTGGAGGAGAAGGTCAATTATCGAAGTTAGATTACAAAGAAGAAGACTTTAATATCTTTGCATATGATTTACCATACACTAATTCTGTTTTGTCAGATTTAAAAATGTACAGAAGCAGGTTGATGAATATGCCACCAAAGTATTGTTATAGCTATCACAAAGATCCTACGCCAAGAATGCATATTCCTCTTATTACAAATGAGAATTGTTTCTTTGTAGTCGATGATGAAGTGATTAGACTTCCTGCGGACGGCAATCACTATTTAATTGATACTCGAAAGATACACACGTTTGTTAATGCATCATTTGAAGACAGACTTCATATTGTAGGATGTGTTAGTGAAGAAATATCTCCAGTATAAAATACGTATTGGTAATTATCTGGATATAATATTTTTACTTTATCTGGATAAACTTTCCAATCATTAAATATATCTGCCCTTGCATTTTTTAACTTTTTAAAAAATCCTGGTGATTTATCTCTCGTCCATATTACGCCAGCATAGCCAGATAAAAAATCTAAACTATATTGCAATTCCATAAAATCGTCTACCTTCTCAAACATATTAGAACCATCAGTTCTATAATCTTTAAAATGATAGTATCGAGAAAACACTCTCACGACATCCTTTGTAATCTTCTGGCATCCTGACATTAAAACAGGATTATCTCCATCAAACACAAAATTAAATAAAATCATCTGATCTAAATTTAATTTATTCTTAGTATAGTTATTAGCTAATCTGTCGCCTTTACTTTCTTCTTCTGCTTTTTGTATCGCAGCCATACACAAGTTAGGTTCTTCATGCAAGCTTACTATTCTCATAATATCGATTCAACTCTTTCTTTAAAAGAATGAAAATCAATAGGAGGTATATTATTCCATCTTGTTACAAATGCGCATCTAGGTGCTTCAGTGATAACAACCCTATGCATTGTCTCGGTGTCAATAAGACATGGTTTGTCGATAATAATTTCACCTATCTTACGGTCAGCTAAGAATTTTTCAAACTCAGGTGTACCCTGTCCCATCTCTGCTTGAGCTTTAAATTCGTGATAGTAATAATATCCTTGAGCGTTCTTTTCAGGTAAACATATTTCATCTTCTAATGTTTCATAATAATCCAAGCGGCTTGCACCAAGTACGGGGTAGATAATATTATACCCTTGACTGTGTTCTCTGTTCTGATCTATGTCTGTATGAGGGAATACATCTTTCTCTGTACTATCTGCAGTGTTAAATCCAGTTGATCTAAACTGATAATGTGGATGCACTTTTCTATGAAGAGATAATATTGGATCGTAAACTTGTTCGTATCCAGTATCTTTACCAGTCATACTATACTCTAATGAATAACTTTCGAACGGAGTTTTGCCAAATGTATTAAAATCTTCTCCTGCACGTACGCCCCTTACTTTATCATACAAACTAAGTAATAATTCGTGTTGTGGATTAACGTCTACGTACTCTGCAATTCCTGGTATCATAGTACACCTTCAATAAACGGGTTTTCGTATTCTTTTACAAATACTCCATCTTGTATAAGCATAGCATATCTTTTGCATCTAATGCCCATATAGTCTCCGAAGTCAATATCTTTATTAATATTTTTAGTAAACACTGCCAGCGGATCTGCTACAGCATCAATATCAGGATGACCAAATAACACATTCCATTCGTGCATAACGCTCGGATCGTTTACCGCAACAAATACTACCTTAGCGTCTAATTTATCTAAATTATTTGCAAAGCCTGGTAGGTGTTTATTACATCCTGGTGTAAATGCTCCTGGTACTCCGCATAGTATTACTTTATCTTGTGGTATATTATATGGCACATAATCACCATTTTTTAATATGTAAAGCCCTTTGTTATTTAATTCCACTTATCATTCCATTCATTATATTTTTGTTTAAAAGCCTGTGATTGATCTGGTTTATAGTTTAAATAATTATTTATTCTATCAGCAGCATCTTTAAACGGTTCAGTATTTCCAGGAACTACCGTTTCCCATCCGTAATTAAACACTTCTGTATGAATTACGTTAGCGCCTAACTTCTTAAATATATCTTTGGTTTGTGGCATGTGTCTACCGCCACCTTCTGAACCACTTGGAGTAAAAGTAAATATCATTGTATGCTTATCACTAAACGGATAACCTTTGCCATGATCTAAATTCATATTAGTTGCAACCACTAACCAATCTAATAAATTTTTTGTAGACGCGCTCATCATACCGGTAAATTCTGGTACTGTGAATATAAACTGATCAAAGGTATGCATATAATCTATAAGTCTATTTACTTCGTCAGGTATTTTCTCGTCTATGCCATTTACATTAATTACTGGGAGATTATAATTGTGTAGTCCATCTATAGTTCCTAAATCTACTAGCTCATTTAAAACTAACAATCCTCTATAGTTTAAAGCATTTTCCGATGAGCTGGTACTAAGACTTATAAGTGACATCGTATATCATTCTCTTTCCAGCAAATACAGGAAGGTCTAAGTAATGTTTATCTACATTATACTCCTCGTTGAGAAAATCTAATCCGCCATTTGTTATTGTGTTTAGAATAAGTCTATCATCCCAATATCTTTGTTCATGATATGGTTCTTGAATTATGGCATTGACGCAGTTGTTTTTTAACATAATCTCATCAAAGAAATTAGAGCGATCACTATCATCCTTAATATATAATAGCACTCCGCTGAATATAATAACGTCTGGAGTAAATCCTACATCTATATTATTTTCCCAACTAGCACATTCGTATTTTATATGCTCATAATATTTCCATGTTTCATTTGCGAGTTCAATGGGTTCTTCTGAAGTATCAAAACCGAAATAAGAATAATTAATATAATCAAAGTCTTCATGTAGTATTTTATTTACTGGACCATGTCTACAACCGACATCTAAGATGTTTTTGTATTTGCGTTCTGTGATTATTCTAGCCTGTTTTTCAAATAAAGGATATGCTTCAGGCGTATCTAAATACCACATGTCCTCCATAGAATAATTTTCTTGTAAAGGAACATTAACCTTTTCAGTACTATCCTTTACTAAATTATCTAACTTATGTATTTTAGGCCAGGGAACATCAATCGCGTTTTGATTCATCAAATCTTACCGGTGTATAATCTTTAACTGCAACACTATAATCAAAAGCTGTTCTCCAAAGCTGTCTGTCTTTATTTTTAACAGCACTTCTACGATGACTTGTAATTAACTGATCCATGAACAATAAGTCGCCTTCCCTAAATACATGATGAACCATATATTTTGAGCGAGTAACAATACTATTTAGCCTGTCAAAAAACTTGTCAAATTCTTCTTGTGTCATTTCTACATCATTCACCCATGCTTTATACAAATAGATAAACATAGGATAAAAGTATTCTGTTCCATCTACAGGATGTTTTGCTACTAATGGACGTCTATCAATAGTTTCTTTGTAATGTTCTTGCCCTATACGAAAGCTTGCCTCGCCTTGACTTTTATAAGCCTTTGAATATACGCCGTCATCTCGCCAGATTCTTGCACGAGGTCCAGAATTATTTAAATTAATATCAATGCTGCGAAAATATTCTTTATCTTCTTCAGATAATTCTGCAAAGCTTGCTCGCTGATCTACGAGAGATAGTACTGTATCAATGCATTCCGTTTGACAATACAATCCTACGCAAACCTCATCAAAGTCATATCGACCAGTACCGTTTGCATGCCATTCAAGTTCAGTAGGTCCAAACATTCCTATAGCTTTACCATCAATTACTTTACCGGATACAATGCTAATCTGAGGACTATCTTTTGGATTCATAAAATAATCTAGTTCTTCGACTTTACCCATTTTAGCACAAACCGCTGCTAGTTCTTGGCGGGTTAACTTCTGATCATAAAGTACAGCTGAACCCTTATCAACTATTTTAGTTACAAGCTCTGCAAAATCTTCATGTGTGTAATCTAATATTTGTTTCATCTTATTCTCTCTTCAAACAACGGCGTTAGACATATTCTTGCATCATCATTCCATTTCATTCTTCGTCTTTTTTTATAATATTCATCTTTTGTAGTAGCTAGATAGTAAACACTCGACGGCTTAAACCCATATTCTTTACAAATTTCTAGCTGTCTACCACTATATGTATTCCACATTTCATCTACTGTAAATGTCTCCATAAGCAATTTCATTGTCATAACAGATCCATAGTTCCAGTTCTCATATTTTTTTAATCTATGTAAACTAGCATGTGGCTTTTTAGTGTATACCAAACCTAAGCGTTGACCTATTGCGCCAAAGCCCTTAGAGAAACTAAAAAACACTTGTTCTGTTGTAGATGGTACGTTTATTTTTTCAATCTTAGTAGAACCTACGTACGTGCAGTCTAATATGACTGGTGGTTTTACTTTCCAATTCTCAAAGCCAGGATTAAATATATTTCCATCAGCCGCAGAGGGAATTGATACAAACAATGGCACGTCAGGCAATGCAATACCAGGTATAGCCGATCTGCCATTCTCCATGTACTGTCCCGGCACATCACAAGTAACAGTACGAGGTAATCCAATCATACTTGAATATTCATACTCTCCATAGCACATAACTTGTGAACCGCGGTTTTCTGTCATAACCCAATGATGTATTGCATCGGTAGTACCATGAGTGGCATAACAATATAGAAAGTCTGATAAGTCAATCATAGAGCTAACCCATTCTCTATGCATTGCTTCAGTCTCTTCTAAGTTTGCGATTGCCTCACCTCTACCTCTAGCAAAATAAGTATCTGATACTTTTTGATTGTCAAATACCTTTGCTACTTCAAAATGACAGGGGACATCCACGTAAGGATAGTTCCTAAATTTTTGAGTAATCACTCGCTACTCTCCATAACAATCTAGGACCCATTACTGGTGTTCTTCTATGTAAGGAAGTGAATTGATCCATTAATAACAAATCACCTTCTTGAAATATATGATGGATCATATACTTACTTTTAAATATTTTTGGCATAAGTTTTTCAATGATTGGTTCGTGATCTACTTTCTTCTTACCTTCCCATGCTCCACAAATAAAATGGTATGGAAAGTAAAAATAATCGGCGTTAGTATGTGGATGCTGGCCAACTAATGGCCTAATACTACCTTTGTTCTTACTCATGAACTCAAGCTCAGGATCATCTTCGTCTAAACTATACATGGTATGATTTTTAAATTTTAACTTAATTTTTATGCTACGATAATACTCTTGTTCATCTTCAGACATATCTAAAAATGGCTTTGATGTATTACAAACACTTAACGTAGTGTTGACGTCACCTTTAACACAATATAATCCGATTAGAATTTTATCAATAAGGTGTCTACTGTTTCCATTAGAATGCCAACCCAGCTCTCCATCCCCAAACATTCCAATCTTCTTGCCGGCACTATCACGTTCACCTGAGACGTTAAATATTTCTGGATTTTCTTTATGATTCATAAACAGATCAGGAGTTTCACAGTCTCCTATTCGTTTAAATAAATCTGCTAGTTGGCTTTCGTTAAGATCTTGCTCATGCATTATTTGCCAGCCATAAAACTGAACATCTGTGCAAAGTTGTCTTAATTGTCCATCAGCGTAATCTGAGATCTGTAAGGTCATCTGTTCCATCCAAACTAAACATCAATGCAATCCTAGGTGCATCACTCATGTTCACAACTGCATGAGGGTAACCTATATTCAGAAAGTATGCATTTCCGTCTTCTAAATTATATGCTTCAAGTTTACCGTCTCTTCTAAAGAGATTTATAACATTCTTACCACCATAGATTGGACATATGCATCTTACCGCATACGATACATCATAATCAACATGGAACGGAATTGTTTTGCCTGGTGCCAATTTGGTTATTCGAACTCTACTGGCTGGCGATTTAAGTTGTGTGACAATCTTTTCAAAATAACTATTAGTATAATCTTCAGTTGGAACATTATATAAATGCTCTTCCCTACGCTTAAGCCGTTCTTTAATACTTTCCGTATATGGAAGTATTTCGCTTGGCTCCGTTAGATTAATCTGTTCAAAGTTATCGTATACGTTCTTAACTAATTCCATATGATTGTCACATAACATTGGATTAGCAGTTCGTACATCAGTAAATTTTTCGTAAAGCTTATGCGCTTCGTATTGCAAATCTTTTAAATCAATATTTAGATTAAAGTTTGCTATTGTGGGTAATTCATGCTTTTTCATTTTTAAATAATTTTTCAGCAATCCATCCAGCGGTATCGTATTTATGCAGCCTTACTCTTTTCCAATTATCATGGTGATTTTTATGATAACCTTCACCTGCTATAAAAAAATTTAACCAAGGAACGTTTGCTCCACCTTCTTCTTTATGTCCTACAGTATTTAGCAATCCGAATCCTATCTTTGCAAATACAAACGGTACTGCGCAAAATGCTATCCAGAAATAAGGACTAATAATAAAACTAATGACATTAACAACGATTAATATTTTTAGCCAATGTTTATGGCAAAAAACTAATCTAGGATTTTTATATAGATCTCTAGCGTATTTAGATGGTATATTAGGAATATCCCATGTAGTAAACAATACTTTCCAATAACCTACATGCTCTGCGGCATGAGGATCGTCTTCTGTATCTGAATGTTGATGATGCATTCTGTGTGATGCAATCCAACCGATTGGTGTTCTGATACACGCAATCATTAGCATGGCCAAACCAATAGTTTCAAACCATACCGGTACTTTAAATTGATTATGACAATAATGTCTATGTAAAAGTATGCTAGCGCCCCAGTGAGAAATCACTTGACTCCAAAGTATACCTAATATTATTGCGTAAACTAATTCCATAGTACTATATATCCATAGAAAATGGGGGCTAACCATGGCCCCCGCGCACTATTTAAGTCGTGACACTATTTATATTAGAATGAGAAAGTTGCGCCGACTACAACGTCTGACATATCTTCCATTTCTAAATCATAACCAGTCTCTACATAGACTTCTGCATTATCCCAGATGCCGTATCCAACTTTGAAATCAATTGTTGGATTAACGTCCATGAATACAAACTCATCGTTGTAAATCATAAGATCAGTAGATACACTTAGATCTGTTCCCCAGAGCTCATAGCCCATTGAAGGAGTAACTTCTAGTGTCATGTTTTCTGCATCAACGTTATATTCAGATGTTGCAGAAGCACCGATTGAAATGCCAGTGGCACCAATCTCGGCAGCTTGGATGGATGTTGCTGTTAGTAGAGCAGCAGCTGTTAAAGCAGCATATTTCATTATTCGTTCCTTTTATTTACGATTCCAGATTTCATATAGAATCCAAACAGCGATCAAACCTATTACACCTTGAGATCCTATAGCTGATACCATATCAGTGACATTGTCAACCACGCTCATATTTGCTGGCATAAATGGCATATTACGTAGGCCTAAGATTTCAAGTATAATCGCTAGAGCTGCTAAACTAAGACCAACCTCAGCTAGTCCTCCAGCCCAGGCTTTTACTTTGTTTAAGATTTCCATAGTTGTCCCCTTGATTAGTTAAAACGCCACACTTCTGTTGCTAGGCAGTGGCCGCCCCCTTAATTATGCCGCTAAGGCGTAATTAGAAGGTGCAAAATTATTGTTTGCATTTGTGATTTATAGACTCAAATACCAGTCGATTCCTATTTCGCCCCCATAAAAACACACTTATCTAACTGTGCTTTTGGTGGAGGCGCCCGGTACCGCCCCGGGGTCCTGTATATCCTCAATCATCTATGGGGTTATTTACCCTTCTTTGCATCTCCAATTTGGCTTGATGCTTAACTATACGTGGATTATGTGATATAATTATCACATAACCTCTATCGTCATATGCTACGTATCTATTTTTCCTCTTCACTATCGTGTACATACAATTGTAATAATGCGTAATGGATAACTTTTAGGAGATCCTTACGAGCATCCTCCTTAGTACCTTTTTTACCGTATCGATTAGCGTACTTATCAACGTTGCCCATACAGAAACCTGTACCATGACCTCTAGCAATAATAACTTCTGTTGACTGAAATTTATTTGTAGCATAGTGTCCTTGATAAGTTGAGTCAATATACTCCTTTAGCTCTTGTAAGTATTTATTCTCACCGAACTTATAATCAACATAATCAAATGTAGTATCACCTGTTAAGGTAACAATTGTGTCTCTTGGATCATCTAGAGATATTGTTGTTATGCTATCTGATGCCATAGTTGAATTTATCATTACTTCTCCCAATAAAATATGTGTGCTCCGATACGAGCAATACGATTAAGTTTAGATGACCAGAATGGTTTACTGTAAGTAGCATGATAATGTGTTGCTCCTTCAGTTATACCCCTAAACTGGCCGTTGACTAACATGTCACGTGCAAACTTACGTGACTTTTCCCATACCTCATCATTATGAGGTGTGTCTGATTTGCCGTCACAATACCAGCTGAACTGGCAATAGCGACTGCCTTTTTTATATCCTTGATGCACAACGTCACAAATATTATCTGGATAGCGTGTACTCTCAACTCTATTTAAGACAACATCTGTTACAGCCATAGAATCTGCTAAACTGCGAGCTGAAGTCTCAAAGTAAATATTTAAAGCCAAACATTCTAAGTTCTCTGATTGTTGCTTCTTCTTAACAACGTCAATACCTGCGTATGCAACTGATGTTGCTATAACGGTATTGATTAATACTGCTGATATTAACTTTTTCATTGTACTGCCTCATTTTTTATATGATACTATATTACCACATAAAAAAACAAATGTACACAGTTATTTTGTCTCAGCGGTTATGTGTAACATAATTGTCACTCTGCAAAATATGGAAAAATCTTTGCTATTGTTTGTCCGACTTCTCTTGCCAATTCCATATGTTCAAGTTGTGTCCCATTTGCAGAACGGAGCTCGATATAATGTATCCAGCTACGAATGGTGCCATTAACATAGAGCTTACTAACGGTGTTACCTTCTGGCAACACTGCTCTTGCTTGTTCTTTTGCGATTCCATTTTCTATTGCCCAATTATAAGCAGCTTTAGCTTCTTTTATTACTTTATTTTGTTTAGCGTCCCATTCCATAGAAAGCTTCTTATCTGTATTAGCTACGCTATTTTGCCGATTCTTTTCGTCTTGAAGTCTTGCCTCACGTATCACAAAAGAATTATTAAAAGAACGAATATCAGCATAACGCTGGCTAAACTCTTGAAAGGAAAACGACCTGTGCCTGAGGAACTGTCTCGCAATATCTCTTGTCGTTTCGACTTCGAGCGTGGCCGAGCACATTTCGAACGGTGACCAGTGTTTGTGCTTGATGAGGTAGTCGAGGAGTTTTCCCGATGTCTCTGAGTTGATTTGGTTGGATGGGTTGGAGACACGGGCACAATACGCGACGATGTCTTGTAGATCGTCGAGACCGACGATATCTTCTGGTGGTTGAGTGTAACCAATTAATCTTACCTTCAAAGTTTAAAGTCCTCAAATCGCTTGTTCATTTCTGCCCGATCAAAGACCGGAGTATCATCACTAAGAGTCTGACTAGTTTCATCAACGTCGTACAATCTCATCTTAGATCTATCGACGCCTACTACAAATTTCTTTTTATAAGTTGGATCGTTATATCTATTCTTTAATTGCTTGACCATAATCTTGCCTTCTTTCTCAAGCTCTTCAGAAGAGATAAGTGCAAACATTAAGTCGGCGGTTGCGGGTAATCCAAAAGACTCGGACGTATCTTCAAGCCCAATATCTGAGTTAGAATAACCACTACGAGTCGTTTGCGTTGCAGAGACGACCGGTACGTCAAACTCGACCGCAAGACCACGTAGCTCTTCAGCAATTGCTTTAATGTACGTATAGGAATTGATTGATCCTCCCATTGCTTTCATACGTGAAGATGCACAGATATTAAGATAATCAATGAAGATAATATCTGGCACAAATTTCTTTTTTAGTTTTAGTTCGTTAAGTAATGCACGGAAGTGACCAGAGTGTGCAGAGCCAGTAGGATATTCTTTTACAATTAATCGACCGTTTGTTTGTTTAGCAAGCTGAGATACTTTCTGCGAGAACATATCTCTTGAAAGTTTATCTAGTTGATCGATTGGAATATTAAGAAGGTTGGCATCAATACGCTCTGCGATACGTTCTTCTGCCATTTCCATTGTAATGTAAAGAACATTCTTTTGATCTGTAAGAGCAGCCGAAGCTTGGTGACACATAAACAACGATTTACCGACACCCGTACCGGCAAGGCAAATGTTTAAAGTCTTATTTGGCAAACCGCCTTTTGTAATTTTATTAAAATATTCTAAATCAAATGCTACACGTTCTTCCTCTTTATGATAAAACTCATATCGAGCATTAAAGTTACCAAGATAGTCATGACCGATATTTGCGTCAAAGTTGACTGCCAGAGCATCAGAGAGGATCTCTGGTAACGCATTCTTTGAAAGACTTTGATGTTTACCATCTATAATACTGATAGATTCCATTACAGCATTATGTAATGCTCTATCTTGACACCACTTCTCGGTCTTGTCAATCAGCCATTCATTATCAATTTCTTCTGTCTTAAATATCTCAGGTAGGATTTCTACTGCATGGCGATATTGCTCATCGTTAAAATTATCAGCATCATCTAATTCAATTTTAAAAGATTCTTGTGTTGGTAGTTTATTATATTTCTGAACATATAGTCCGACTTGTTTAAACAGTTGGCGATAGACACCTTCAAAATATTCATTCTTTATAAAAGGCAAAACCTTCCGCATGAATTTATCATCCACCAGAAGGTTTCGCAATATAGTCTGTTCAATGTTTGTGTTCAAAGCATTCCACTTTCTCGCATGTTTTTACGGATATTGGTAGCACTAATCTTATGAATCTCTTCTCCAAGATCGTGCTCTGTAAATGTATACCCAACACCACGACCATAACTAATGTCAACAATGTTTGGTACTTCCATTATAACATATTCTTCGTTTATTGTAAATCCTTCATTTTGCAAATTAAGAATAATTTGTGCAGAAACAAAATTAAAATCAAATGGGTTATCATCTTGTTTTACTGTTCTACCACCGCCAGCATCCTGACCGATGATTCCACCAACATCTCGAACCATAATAGCTACTTGACCGGTTTGCTCTAATGCTTTTTTAAATAAATTAGTATGGCCTTTGTGCCATGGTTGCCATCGTCCCAACATCTGTGCTGTTGGTTTCTTCCAATCAAATGCCATATGCGCTCCCTAATTGTGTTGCAAATTTTTGTATTTCTTCGTCTGACTGAAATCCCTTGACAGTGTATGTAGGATTATCAGGATTCTGGAACATTTTGTTTGTATCTGCAAATCTGCCTTGCTCTATAGTATTCATCCAAATCATAATGTCATGATCAAATAGTTTTCTAGTTTCAATTGTTGGACACACAAAGTCACATATGACTGTACGGCCTCGAGCACCTTCAAAGTTAGCTAGTGTGTTCATTCGTTCTGCTTGTCTGTGTCTACCTGATTCGGTAAAGTCCCAATCGTCAGCCATCTTACGAATAGCATCAGCATTATACCATGCACAGTCTTTTAAAAGTCCTTGTAACCTGACTGCAAGATGTGTCTTGCCAGAACCAGGTAAACCCATAATTAATATTCTCATTCTTTCCTCTCGCTCATGATTAATTCGTCTTTACTTATAGCCATTTCAATGACGTCATGTAAGACTAATCCACAAACTTGTTGAAACATTGGGTTGTCAGGAGTTAAATTATCATCAGGACTTTCGATGATAGTAAAATTAAAATTAATTGCTTCATCAGGTCCATTAATAGAAATAGCACCAAACTGTACAACAGTCTCAACATAAGGGCCTGTCTTAAATCTTATGTTCCATGCCTGTTCATTTTCAGGAGAAGGGATTAACTCATAGTCAACCCCTTCAGAAAGTTTATCTATATTGATCATGCTTCTTCTACGATTTCATCCATCGATACCTGTTCTTTATGACCTATCGTATATTGCTTTTTAATAAATTCTTTGAAATCAGTTTCAGCAAAGATAGGATCCCAGAATTCTTTTTCTAAGGTTTGGTCGTATCTAACTTTTGGACCATACTCTCCAGTTGTTTGATCGACTCGTGCATACCAGCCGTTCGATGGTTTAATGATGTAAGAGCCTGCGAGAGCGACATCAAGGAGCCCACTATAATTACGAACACCACCATCCCAACTAACGGTAATAGGTATTTTAGACTTTTCTTTAACATATCTTGATTTCTCCACATTAATAACGAAATGATAACCTTGAACCTCAGTGCCTTTTTTATCTTGTTGACGACCAATAATCCATATATTATCTGCTGAGTAGTAAATGCCTGTGCCACCACCGACAATAGCTTTTGGAAATAATCCAATCTCCATATACGTATGATTTACAGCAAGCATTGGAATATTTTTCATAGCAAGATATGGTGTTGCCATTCGGAATAATCCTTTAAGAGCTTTTGCTCTTGACATATCAGCTACTGACTTTTCGTTTAAAGCATCTTCCATTTCTTTTTTAGATGCTAAGTTACCAATTGAATCGATAACAACGATAACTTTATCTTTGCGCTCAAGACCTTCTAGTTGGCCCATCATATCGAATTTGAGTTCTTCTACATTTGTAATAGGAGTGTGAAGGACTCTAGATGTATCAACACCAAATTGTTCAAAATAAGCTTGAGGTGAACCAAACTCAGAATCATAAAATAGCATAACAGCATCTTTATGTTTATTAAGATATGCTGCAGCCATTAGTAGAGCGAATGACGTTTTAAAATGTTTTGATGGACCTGCAAGAACAGTAAGGCCCGAAGCCAAACCGCCATCAACAGATCCAGATAGTGCTACGTTAACCATAGGCACATCTGTTGGAGTCATATCCTTTTCGTTAAAGAATTTTGACTCAGAAAGAACCTCCGTATTTTTTAACTTAGAATTCTTTTTGAGTTTGTCCATTATTGACATGTTAATTCCTTTTCCAATTATTGTTTAATTTCCATCGACTATGATTATATAATCTATTATAATCATGTTTAAAATCAGCCTTTATTAGTTTAGTTGGCGCTTTAGTAAAGCTATATGCCATCATTATATCATCTGGCTTAAAAGTATATTTGGCATCAATTTTAGGAAATAGTACAATTTGATTTAAAGAAAATAATTTATTTTTTCTTAATTCAACTATTCCTGGACATACCTTATATGGTTGATTTTTCCATAAGACAGGATCAACAGGAGATACTATACTATTTTCACTTAATTTTATTCCTGCGTTTAAATTAAATTTAATTACAATCCAATCTTTTCCTAACATATTTCCATATTGCTCTTCTGGATGATATGTTATGTCTAAAGATTTCGAAGATGTAATAGCTCTAAATTCTCCATTTTTATTTGTTTCTAAATAAGTTTCAGACGGAAATTTTAAAACTAAACTATACTTAAATAAATCTACAAATCCAGGACAATGTCTAATAGTAGTAAAGCCACTATTAGATGTTTGGCCAGCATTTAAAATATCATCCCATCCTGCTTTAAGCAAACTAGCAGCATCTTTAAACCCATAGAGAAAGGCTGGAAGATCTTTATACCATTTTGGTTGTGTCTTAAGAGGTACAATAAGATCTTCTATTTCAGTACCAAGATTATGGTCTTTAAAGTCATAATATATTTTCATTAGTTCTTCTGATAATAATCTTTGTACCAGCTAATAAAGCTTCGAATACCGGTTTCAATAGAAGTCATCGGTCGATAGCCTAATCTTTTTATTTCTGTTATATCAGCTAAAGTATGTCGAATATCCGCTGGATGCATATCAACATAATTAATCTTTGCTTTGCGATCTAAATTTTCTTCTATGAGTCTTACAAAACTCATAAGCGGAACTGATTCACCACTACCAATATTATAGATTTGATGATCATTTATTTTAGAAACTTTATCTATTAACAATTGTACACCATTTACGATGTCTTGTACATATGTAAAATCACGTGACATATCACCATGACCATAAACTTCTATTGGTTCATCTTTTATAATGTTGTTCGTAAATCCATGAAGTGCCATGTCAGGCCGTCCATAAGGACCATACACTGTAAAAAATCTGAAGCCGATTGACGAAGGTACGTTACTATGTTTGAACTGGCATTCATTAACATATTTACTCCAAGCATAAGGATTTAGATGATGCGTAAAACTCATGTCTTCCATGAATGGCGGCGTTTGACCTGCATATACACTTGATGAGGAAGCATACACTACAGGAATGTTTAGCTTCTCAGCAATATCTATAATGGTTTGTGTTCCCATTATATTATTTTGTGTATAAACATTTGGTTGTTCTAATGAGTGTCTTACACCGGCCCAAGCTGCTAAATGTACAATAACGTCGCAGTCTTCAATCATATCTTCGCTTAATCGTTTGACGCCAGGTTGAGGACTTATATCGACATTCTCAACAGGAATATTTGACATCTCTAAAATCTTGTATCGAGATATTTTTAGAGATGGATCATACATGCGGTTATAATTATCACAACCGCAGACATCATGACCGTAGGCTTTAAGTTCTCTGGCTAAGTGGAATCCTATAAACCCTGATATTCCTGTTATGAATATCTTCATCGTTCATTCACGTGTGCTGTTTGGCCAGTCATATCATACTGAATGTTTTGTTCTATTTCTCGATCATCCTTTTCATATTCGGATCGATATTGATTGTTACGATCCATAACATATTCTAGTAAGGGAGTTTGAGTTGTAAAGTTTATGAAGGCGGAAACATCTTTTGGAAAACAAGCACCGCCAAAACCACGCTTGCCGTCAAAACCAGGGACACGAGTATGGGAGTGCCCAATTCTTGGATCAGTACCAATTGCGTTTGCGATACGACCATAATTACCTCCAAAGTTTTTTATTGCATCATAAAATTCGTTAAAAAATGTAAGTTTAGTTGCTAAGAAAGTATTGATTCCATACTTAACAAAGCTAGCATCTGTTGCTGACATACGAGATACTGGACATGGCTTACATATACTATATTCTTTATAAAATCTTTCCAGCTTTTCAGTAGCCTCGTTATCGCCACCAAAAATATGTACAAACGGATTTATAATATCTTCATTTGCATTTTTTTCTGTCAAAAATTCTGGATTATAAACCATTCTATGTTTAGCAGAACCACGAAATAAATTTTCTATTTGATCAGGTGGTACTGTAGATTTGACAACTATGAGTCCACTTCTTCGTTGAGCAATTTTCTTTAAAACATCTTGAAGAATGCTTACATCACATTGTCCATGTTCATGCATTGGCGTTGGAACGCAAACGAACGTTACGTCAGCAGATAATCTTACATCGTGTAAATGAACGTCATACTTAGGATCAATGATTTGTTTTTCTACGTCATCTTGAAATGCGTAGTCGATTGCTTTGCCAACAAAGCCGTGGCCAATGATTGTAATTTTTAACATATGTTATTATACCATAAATTCGTCAAGTTGTACACCTCTAATAGGCGGAGTTCCTTGCCTTTGTTCCCATCCAGATTCCCATCCAGATGCATTTGCTAACGTCGAAGGAATATGATCAAATGTTCCATTACCTCGTGGCACATAGTTTTGCCCGAATCTAACAAAATCACACATAACATCTTCAAGGTCTTTTGGTTTGCCACCAGTTTTTTCTCTTAGTAGATCCATAAAGTCATCATCTTTCCAACCTTTAGATAATTTTTTCATACACCTTACTGCGTTATTGCCTAAATATGTATGAGAATCTACATCGGCATTTTCAGGAAAATAGTCAGAGCAATCCATAGAAAAAGCTGCATATTGAAAATTAAATTTACGATGGCCTGCTTTTTTATTATGTTCGTTTAAATGATCAACTATTTCTTTATGACCTCTTCTTTTTAGTAAAAGAAAATCTGTAAATTTATTAATAACTTCTGGCAACTCATTTACCATAAAGTCAACATTACTAACTCCCTTCTTAGGAGCTGGAGGTTGATTACCTATAGAAGTAAACATTGGTTTTCCAGAGGCTTTAGTCTCAACTAAATCTTCTGCCATATCTTTAATGTCTCTATGCTTACCCCAATGCTGAATTATATTGTTACGATAACCATGATCGTTTTCAAATGAAGCTCCTGACCCAGTAATTCGATGACAAAGAAATGTATATAGCCATGTTTCAATAGACCAACTAATATCGTCATTAGACGCTGAGATCTTACGTCTATCTTCTTTCTGCCATCTCCACTTAGGAGTTTTAGATCCGTATCTTAAATCTTGTAATACATTTGAAAAGCCTGCAGCGTTTCTTGTTTTACAATCATAGATGTCAATCTTCTGCAGAAGAGGGTCGTTAATAATTTCATTTGCTTCCGGTCCTTCATAATCTAATGGACCCCAGTTTACATTGTCTTGTAACCAGCCTGCTTTCGGATAATAGTAGTTTACAAGAACGTCAATTGCTTCTTCGTTAAGCCACATTCTTTTCCCAATCTCTATATGAATCTATTGTATTTGGTAAGTCTTGATTCTGTAATATCGGTTCTTTACCAACGTTCCAGAATAAAATATCACGTCCTGTATTCTTTGGAATATATTTCCATACCTTACCATCGTAGGTATCTATAGTCGGGAATGGTGGAAGATTATTTTTTTTCTCTGCAGCCGTAAATGCTAATGGTTCTGATACGGCTTCTGCAATACCTAATTCACCAGCTTTCATATTACGTGACACACAAACAGAAGTAAACTTGGCATTAGGCCAAGCAATCTGCAGCCCCCGTGTGAGCACGCCCGTGGACGTGGCAGTATATACTTCTTCAGGTTCTCTTATCTTAGAAGCAGCCTTTACAATGCCAGCGGTTACCATTTCATGTTTAAGTCCTAGCGGTACAAAGAAAGCGTTCTTTCTTTCATCTGCCCATTTCTTTGCAATCAGATTAAGGTTAGGCATAGCTGCTATTCTATGGAAACTAGTACGTGCTCCCCGTTCAATACAGCAGGCTTGATGCTCACTGATTCGTTTACTTGAGGGCATGAAGAGCATGACTTCTTTTCCGTGACGCTTTGCCACATCAAGAATGCTAACACCAGCAAGACCAGTACGGGGTTGAACATAAACGATAGTATCGATATGATCAGGGAGACTGCTGATAAGGCAATCACCACCACGAACTTTAGAACCAACCAAGCGATCGTCACGAACAACACGAATAGTATCATGTTCTCTAACATCTGGTATTCCATAAGGATCCTCCCAATCTTTTGCTAGTTCTAAATAATATTCTTTTGGATCTCCATAAAACGGATTAATGTCTTTATTGACTCTATCTATGACGTGGTTATTATGCGGCAAGAGGTGATACTCCCCAATCGTTACGTCTATAATACGGAGGTGCTATATGAAAACTAGAACCGTGTTCCATATAAGTATTTGCGTATTTTTCAGGATCCATTATATACCATTCTTTTGGTGGCATAATAACTTTGCCTTTAGACTCATCATTAAGTACGTCAATAAATTCGTTAGTAAGATCCCAACGTTCTTTCCATGAACCAAAGAATGGAGTCTTCTTATAAAATCCTGATTTAGGTATACGTCTGCCTTCAAACTCTACCGGTACTGGAGCTGTAAACCATACATCGTCAGCTAATTCATTGCCTTGTCTTACATATTCCTTGATTGTATATCTAAGAGAAAAATCACCGTGACGTAAAACATGATGCCTAATGTCAATTGAGCCCATGCATAATGTAAGGCATCCGACTGATTCCGATATCTCAGTACGTAATCCTCTTCGAATAGTACCAAATAAAGTTTTACCATCAGTACGGTACACGCGATCGCCAGACCCGCCGTAAGCGATTGTATGTGAATCTCCAAAGATAATGCCATCGGTTTTTAAATCCTTCTGCTTAAGAGATGTAATACTTTTAATCCGTTTAGAAACAGAATCACACCACTTTTCTGTAATACCTTTATAGGTTGTCGCAGCTGAAAGTCTTTTCTTTAACATTGCCCCATAGTCAGGCATATCCCAATCAAGAGAAACAATATTAGAACATGACATTACAAGATTAATTCTATCATAAACTTCTTTATTAGCTCCGCCAAATAAATTTAAACTGCCGCCAAAGTTAGCACCATGATCTATATAAACAACATCTGCTTTTGTTATTTGTGGAGTACATTTGTGATCAATAAAGGCACTAAGTTGATCACGCCACAATTGTGACCAGCCATGGACATGCGACTTCTCATTCTTTGGAATATTTGATATAGGATTTGTAATTACGTTCATCCGACTATTCCCCAAAATATCCAATTAATAATTAACGTACCGCCAAAGATAACTACCATCAAAGCTAGTAGCAATAATACTTCATCATCCATTATATAAACTCATATAAAACGCCGGCTTCTCTAAACATAGATGCGGATAGTTCCCATGAATCACCCCACCCTTTAATATCAAAATCTTTAGGCATTACAACTCTTTGTATGCCAACCTGAATAACTCCTTTAGCGCATTCAGAACACACCGGTAAACCTGTTACGTATAAGATAGATTTGTCTAAAGACACACCATTGTAAGTTGCATTGTAAATTAAGTTTTGTTCCGCATGAACAATGTACTTGTATTTAGTCGGTCTATCTTCGTACCTATCTACATCGTCAAGAATCCCTCGTGCAAATCCATTATAACCTTGTGCTAGTATTTGACCTTTAAGTCCAACAGCGACCGCACCGATCTGCGTAGATGGATCTTTAGACCAAGTTCCTACAACTCTGGCTACTTCTAAATACCGATGATCCCACTTAGTTGACAAGGTGAAAATGCCTTTCATAGACGTGTAGGTTTTGTACTTGCCAAGTAATGTGTCCTTCTTCAATTACGTTATTTGCGTCGTAAGTACTTAGAGCATTATAATCTCTGACTAATCTTTTCATTACCTCACGTTGCCATGCATAATCATTTTTATAACCAAACACAACATCATTAGAACGCATCTGAACTACAGAATGTAATATATTATCACGAATATAGTAAGTGACGCTGTTAGTACAAATAAAATCCGATTTTCCATTTTCATTATACTCCATCCAAATAGACGGTCTATTGTAAATCATGGAAGCACGTCGACCGTCAGGATTTTCTAGTAATTCATCCAGCACGCAGCCATATTGGTTATAATATTTGTCTGAAAAGATAAGGTGTCCGTAATTAGAATTAATTTCACCATGCTTATTCGCAGCATACTTCCAGGCTTGTGGTGGTTCATCACGAATGTCATTAATATTTGTAGACTGGCTGTCATACCAATCTAATTCTTCTTGGACATAATCATAATTAACTTCGCCAAAAATAGCCGGTTCATCTGCAATGAAAGATGCGCCAATCAACTCTATTGTCTTGGCGCCGGTCTTATCGATTGTAAATGCTTCGTCTTTTAATTCATCAATAAAAAATTGTCGAATGTCACGGACTGCTGTCATTTGCATACTGTACTCTTTTCCTTAAATCAGACGTCGAGAACCTATGGTCTCGTTTATTGAAGTAAAGTTGAATGCCACGTTTACGACATTCATCTTTACCAGTAAAATCTTTATCTCTGTACTCTTCACCCAATATCCTTACATCAATTGGATACATGTTTATTATATCACATAATTCTGATTCTGTACAATAAATAATTACTTCATCGACATATTTTATTGCAGCGAGTTGAGCCTGTCGTTCTACAATCGATTGAACAGGACTATTTTTCTTAGGCCTATCTAACGTGGGATCTATTTGTAAGCCACAAATTAAATAGTCACAGACTGATTTTGCTTCTCGGAGCATAGCAATATGACCGGCATGAAGCAAATCAAATGTAGATGCTGTAAATCCTACCTTCACGCGTGGCCTACTGTTTCTCGTTTAATATCGTTATGATTAAATTCTGCCCAATACAATTCAAATGCAACACCGTCTTCTAAACATTCAAACTGATGATAAACACCTGGCTTAACTTTTGTGTAATCTCCTGGATTTAAAATAGTTTCATCAATTAAATTGTAATCATTTTGCCAGACACGAATAAGCATTTGTCCTGACTCAACATAAAAACCATTCCACTTAAATTCATGAAGATGTTTAGAGCATACTCCGCCTTTATTCATCTCAATACGATGAAACTCTAAAGCTCCATTTGCTTCTACGAGTTCTGTTTGTCCCCAAACTTTACCTGCTATCATTCCATTTCCTTGCATCTTCTGGTGTGTTAATTTCTATTCCGTTAAATATTACTGGATGAACACTAATGTCCCAGCCATTTTTCAGCCAACGCAATTGTTCTAATTGCTCAACTTGTTCTTCACGAGTACCAATCAAGTCTGGATATGATTGTAACGCTTCGCGTTGATAACCATATATGCCTAAATGCCAATCACCATAACCAGTCATTCCCCTACCAAACCATAAGCACTTACCATTGCCTCTTACTAATTTAACGGAATTAGGGTTGTTCTGTTCTTCTTCAGGCATCATTGTACAAACTGTTGATACCTTATACTTCATTAGTTGTATTCGGGTTTTTTCAATCATATCGGCAGTTACATCTGGCATATCACCTTGGACATTAATAAATTGATCATACCGATTTAAGGCGTTCCATCTTAATGCGCCAGAACATCTTTCAGTTCCGTTTGCATATTCTGCTTTCTCAATCCAGCATTTGTGAGGACCAAACAAATCAAAAATACGGAGATCATCAGTAAGAATGTAAGTGTCTAATCCTGTTCCGATACATGTATTATATACACGCTCGATCATAGTCATACCACCAAGATCTACGAGTGGTTTGCCTGGAAATCTACTTGACTCATAACGAGCCGGTATAAGAATAGCGGTCGATATCATTTATCACCTCTTCAAAATTATCTAGTCGTAACATGTTGGGTCCATCACTTGGTGCGTTATCTGGATCTGGATGTACTTCTAAGAAGAAGTTAGATACACCCATAGCAGAAGCAGCACGAGTAAGCCCTGGGACCCAAGCACGATTGCCACCTGAACTTTCACCGCTTCCACCAGGTTTCTGGCACGAGTGTGTTGCATCAAATACAATCGGAACGCTATAGTTATCAAGCATGTACTGCAAACCATTAAAATCAACAACAAGATTATTATAACCAAAACTCGTTCCTCTTTCTGTTATCCAGACTTCTTTAGCATCTTTTGTTTTACTTAGAATGCCAGCCACATCCCAAGGTGCCAAGAACTGGCCTTTCTTAATATTAACTATCTTATCTGTACGACAAGCTTCTCTAATTATATCGGTTTGTCTACATAAGAATGCTGGTATCTGTAACACATCAATGCAATAATTAAACTGATCTCTAATCGTTCTGATTTGTTCAACACTATGAACATCTGTTAATGTTTTTAATCCAGGAATCTCTTGTTTAATATCTACAAAACTATGTGCTGTTGGCACCAGTCCTGGTCCTCGTTCACCATTAAGAGATGTTCTATTTGCCTTATCAAAACTAGCTTTAAAGATGTATTCAATATCATACTTATCGCATACATCTTTACAATGCTTGGCAATCTCCATTGATTGCTCTAGCGATTCGTGTTGACATGGTCCAGCAATAACTCTTAACATTATTGGTTGTGCCCTCTACTAGTAGACATGATTTGAATATCAGTTTCATCTGCCCACCCATCATCTACAATAGCTGGACCATGACCAGTTCCATCAGGAATCTCACCAGTTAATTCCTTGATTCTAATATAAGCATCCTGTAATTGTCTTTGCAAATCCTGAATATTTCTTTTTAATAAATCTATTTCTTCATACTTCGTCATTTTTCTTTGCCCTATTTAAAAAATCTCTGTTAGGATCTTGACCGTCAATCTTACCGCGGGCATACGCAACAGCAAAAGAAGAATAATTAATTAGATCTTTGAGCGAGTCTTCGACACCTTCAAAGTTAGGCTCATAGTTAGGATCATTTTCCATAGCTTCGAGTACAGACCATAGACGAATAGTCTTTGTGTTAATCAATTCCATGATTGACATAACGCCACGTGGATAATAATCAGCTTGACGAATACGTGAGTTTTCGTTCTGATAGTCGTTAGATTTTCTTGCTTGAATTTCTGCACATTCTTGCAGGACTTTTAGTGATTCTTTCATGCTGCGAACTCCATTAAGTCAATAGACGTAGATTTTAAAAATTTTGCATTACTTGTTAAGAAATCTCTGATTACAGTAAAATCTTTTGAGGTTTTAAGATTCTTACATACGAATATTCCGAAATCCATTGCTTCGCACCGTGTATTAAATCGACATCCACTACCACACCATTGATTATACTTTTTGCCTTTTTTACCAAAATAGTTATCAACGTAAAAACGTAATTGATATTCTCCGGTTTTATTAAGGTGATAAAAATTAAATCCCTGATAGCTGCCATCTTTTGTTTTTTCGAACATAGTTTTTGTTTTCATAATATATCCTTTCTCATTCTATTATAACACATTTAAATGTTTTTGTACACATATTCTAATGCCCTATCTGCTTCTACGTCCATAGGACGATTCTCATACCAGTTACCGGTTCCCATATCAAACTCTCGACATAGATTAGTTATCTCATGTGATGTGATTGGATACTGTCGTTCAACAGCTCTTGCCGCAACCGCAACCATTATCTGATACATTTTATGATACCAACCTGTATTAGATATAATCTGGTATTCGCTAGCTAATTTCTTTGGCCAGAAAGGGCAGTCACGATAACTTGTCCATACTATATTTGTATTATCTAGTTTTGATTTTTTGTGTTCAAGAACTTGTTTTTGTAAAGCTTCAGGGAGTCTGTCGATAAAGTTTTTGCTTGATTTTTGTGCGTACTCATATTTTCCCATGAGTTTGGCTGGATCAACATATTCGCCATTATCATTAGAGAAGATGAAGTTATAAGCGTTATCGTAAGTTGCAGGAATATAATACATACGAGATAAGTCTTTAGTCTGTTTGTCTGCCATGTTACCAAGCTCTGAGTTGAGCGCATACCAGAAGTGCTTGATCTTATCTTGCTCAACCGAACTTTTAAGCGGGAAAACCACACGAAACTTTGGAAATTCATGAGTGCTACTAGCGGTACTATAACACACATATGTGTAATTACCAAAGCGCTCATTAAGTTCATCTTCTAGTTTGCCTTTAAAAGCGTGATCATCAACATCAATAGCAGCCCAACCTGCCCAAGCATCCACATTCTTGTTGGCCCTAGTTGTATCAGGAACGTATACAGCTGGTGATATAAGTTGCGCATCTTTCTTTCCCTTCAAAGGTTGTTTAGACAGTTTGTAGAAAAGCTCCGAGAACTGTTGCCAGTCTTCGAAGTCCATTCTACGATGCGTCTTATTATCAAAGACGCTTTTAAATAGTGTTAGGGATATCGCCATGGTTTCCATCATGATCAGGACCTTGCCATCCGGCAGGTTTAATTAAATCAGGCAAACCGAATTTATTTGGTCTACCAACTTTCACACCTGGTGTCTTAGCCATATTAGCTTCATAGACTTTGTCCCATGCTTTATTAGCATCTACTCCCATAACATCAAGAGTGCCGATAGCAAAGACACACATGTCAATCAAACCATCAACAACTTCTTCAGCGTCAGAGTTATTAATAGCAGATAATGTTTCTTGATATTCTTCACCGATCATAAGCATACGAAACATAATATATTTCCGCATGAGATCTTTATCATCTTTATTTTTTTCGAACCATTCTTTGACGCCAAACTTATTATGCATCATATAAATGTCATTAGCCCAATCACTCATTAGTATATTTTCCTCACTTGATAATCAAATTTCTCGGTAGTCTTGATATTAATTTTACGACCATCCATATCTCTACCGCGCAAAGATGTTTGGTCAATCTTATTTAGTTCAGTTAATTCAAAGAAACTTTTAGTTTTCTTGCCATCTTCTGTAAACCATATTGTGACTTCGTACTTGTCATACAAAAGTCTTTTTAGCCAGTTTGTCATACAAAGAATTCCTCCAACGTGTTTGAGTTATCATAATTAATAAACCATCCAGTCGGATCTAAAATCGGTTTAAGCGGATCGCTAAACGTTTTAGAAAACTGTAAGTCATAATCCACATATTTTTCTAAGCCAAATTCTTTTGGCAAGTAATCAGGAAACGCAATCACATTTTCATGAATTGGATTAGGTGTCCTGAGATAACAAAACTTTACCTTCTCGCCATTCTGAATCTTGGCATATTTCTTATGTAAATTATATTTATCGATAAGACCATTATACAACAAACTGCCACGGATGTGAATAGGCGTTCCCTTTTTATATGCGATTTTTTCACCTTTTTTTGTTGCCCACTTAGTTACTTCACGTGCACCACGTGGGAAAGAAATGTTTTCAGGTGGAAGAGACCTAAACTCATTATAGAAGTTGGTAATAAATTGTTGTGTGTCTTTCTCGTTACCGCTTATAATAATCTTAAATGCCTTCTTAAACTTATCGCGTACAACCTCTGGAGTTGAAGACTTAATGGCTTCAATGCCCATGATCTTAAGCTTTGGTTCAGCGTATTGAACTCCTTCAGAATTGTGCACGTTTAAAATGTAACGCTTCTTTGCAGTCCAGATACCACGATCAGCAATGACTTCTCGGCCCATCTCCATACGAGGTTTATATGCATTCATCTTGTCAAACAATTTGGCATACGATTTAGTTAATATCTTTTCAAAATGGTCTGAGCATATCTGATCAAGAAACTTGACTGGATCTTTAGGTTTAAATTGTTCTACCAAAGCGCCCATGTTAATATAGAGAGAATCAGTATCAATCGCAATAACGTAGTCCACGTCTCTAGTTTTGAGAACATTGTTCATCTCCTTGTTAATGGCTCTTTCGGCCCATATGACTGATAACTGGCCTGATAGGGTAATACCTT